AGCTATTGGCAAGCAAACAGGAAAGAGCTTATGAACATGCTGAGGTTTGGGATCGGGAAGAGCTTAGAAAAGAATAAGAAGTTTTATTTCACTGGTTTTGTAATGGACTCTTTAAAGGTTAACCCGGAGACAGGGTTCGTAGAGGAGTGTTTGGATGATATGAAAAGAATTAACTGGGCCAGGTTAAGGGCCTATCCCGATGTGATGAAAAGGGAGTTTGGAATTACTTAGGATTTTATGATATACAGGGAGGTGGTTAAATTGATTGACGATTAAAACTGTTAGGGTAGCATGAGGAAGTTTCAAGAGTCTATGGGGAGGGGCTTCGGTCCCTCCCAGCTTTCTTTTAGGAGGTATAAATGCCAATAAAAAAACACCCAAATGGCAAGTGGGGAATAGGTACCGGAAAGGGTATTTATGATAGCAAGGAAAAGGCAGAAAGGGCATACAAGGGATACTTAGGTAAGAAATACGGATCCGGGAAAGGAAAGAAAGGAAATAAATAAGGAGAAAAAACATGCCTAAACAAAAACTATGCCCGTTCCTAAATAAACCATGCGTAGAGGACCAATGTGCTCTTTGGGATAAAAACTTTAAGGCCTGCTCCCTTAAGGCCTGCTCCCTTAGAGCTATCGCTGATGACCTGAAATTGAAAATGCAGAATGACTTGATAGAAAAGATGAGACAGCGTCAACTATCAGGGGGGCCGTGGTCTTCCTTAATTTACCCCCTATCCTCACAAATTTATCAAAAGGAGAAATAAAATGACAAAAAAAGGCGTACCAAAAAGAAACGGTTCCGGGAAAGGCACCAGGGCTAACCGGGGAAGAGGGGGATGTAAAGAGCCAAGGGGCACAGGGCGCGGCAATAAAGACAGGCCAGGGAGAGGGAGATAATTCTCCCGCCTTAAGTGTACATTACAGGGTAACTAAGACTGGCCGGCATCAGGTTTCCGGGAGGCTGTTGGCTTCTCTATCGCCCCTTCTTGATCTTGGAGCTCTTCTTCAATCTGATGTTTTTTATTCTCAAGGTCAAGCACCTTATCGGGAACCCCTGTCAGGAAATTCAAGAAATTTAAAAATCCCCAAAAAGCGGCAATCTCTCCCCTCTGCCGTTCGGATATATTTTCCCTCAGAAGGGCCTTGAGGTCGCCGCTCTTTTCTAAAAAGGGGCCTATGATTCTTTTCCATCCAAGGGTACTCATTGTTTCCTTTAGCCATTCGGCTTCTTTAGTTAACTGTCTTAAGCTGTTAGATGTCCGGTCAAGTGACTTAGCTTTTTTTCTCTGACTGGTGTATTCATCATATTCGTCTCTAAACCTGTCGGATGAATTAGCACTAATCGCATTTTTACCAAACAATGTCATAACTGCACTCCTGCCAACGGATTAGGCATCCCCGGAGGAGGAGGCGGGCCCTGCTGCGCCTGTGCTATGGCCTGCATGGTTGCGTCCTGAGCCTCCGGTTTCATGCCCGGTAAAATATCTTTTATGTTTTTAATTCCCAGCATTGTTAAGAGCTGCTTAACCAGGCCCTGATGATTTATTCCAAACTCGGGTGGAAGACCAATCAAGCGCTCAAAGGCTTGTATAAACTGATTTACGTTAACCTCTTTGACTGACTGAAGAGACTCTGTCAGGGGCTTAACGGTGAAGGATTCCCGGATAACATCAGGATCCATACCATAAAACTCAGAGGCTTTATTATCCTTTCCTATGATGTTCACGTAATCAGTTTGGGGCATATACATAAATATAGCATACATTAATCTACGACACAGGGGCTGGAGGATATACAGGTCTAATTTCCTGAGCAGCCATTCGTTACGGCTCTGGGCGGCCTGCTGTAGCCGGATAATCCCCGAGGCCGTTTCTCTCCTGCGGGGAGTCCCTCCACGGGCATACTCCCAAAGAGAGGTTACGTTTTGAATATCGTACTTTATGTTCTCCTCTTCCTGGTAAGACTGTGATGTCACATTGGGAATGTCAATCAGGTCAAGGGCATCCCTATTTTGCCCTATAATCACGTTTCCTGGCCCAGAAAACAGGGTGCTAAGGTCTATTTCTCCCCTTGTTATGTCATAAAAAAACAATTTATTCAGTGCCAAGGAAACGTTTTCTCTTCGCTGAGACCGCAATACATTTAAATCTTTCTGAAGAGGCTTAAAGGACTCTATCAGATCGATCCCCATCCACTCGAAGGGGGCTCCACTGAACCGACAATCAAGAACGGGATACGCATAACTATAGGGATTAATTGGATCTTTTGTAGTGTTCCTTACAACTGCCCGGCGGTTAGCAACTGTAATCACGTTACTGTCTGCAAAGTAATCCAGCAGCTCAACATCGTTTTCGCTTCCCTTTGGGGTAATAACATCGCCCAGCCCAACAGATGCTAAATATTTCCTTACAGGATCGTCTTCGGTTCTCGCTGAACCAGCCTTGGCATCTTCAATATTGGAATACGTTCCATCTTTAGCTGCCCTCTCAAAGGATTCCCAAGACTCCCAAGACTGCTTTATGATCCAGTTTGATCTTGACAGTCTCTTAGCTCCCGGCTGGGGCCACATTGTATGAGGGGGCGGGGTGTCAAAGCGATACTGTGATAGCCTTCCGTTCTCTCCCAACATCTCATAATTAACCAAATATCCAACATTATAAATTCCAATGCTCTTGATCAAGTCTTCCAGCTCAAGGGCGAACTCTGCTTCCGGGTTATCTAAGAGGAACCCAATAATCTGTTCCAGCTCCTGACATAACTGCCGGGATATTCCGGCCATTCTGGGTTCTAACTCAAACGGCGCAGGGGAGGCAGTTACGGACAGCATGAAATAGGCAGCCCTGTCTTCCATTAGGGCATAAGAGTAGGGAACAAAGATGTCATGAGTATATACTTTTTCTCCACCTTCTTTATAGCTGCGATAAAGTAAATAATTTTCCCTTCCTTGTTCAATAAAAGACCGATAATGGTCTTCTGACTTTTCCCGCTTTCTTAGTATATCAGCAATCAAATCTAAGTCTTTTTTGTTAATTTCGCTCATGCACTCCTCCTTAAAGTCACGGACTTTGTTAAATGGACGTTTTCGCATACCGTAACTTGTTTATTTGCAACACAAAATGTAAACCTTTTTTTGCTTACCCTGCTCATACTATTAACCCCCCATTTTCCGGCATAGATCGTCGCTTAAATCGCAATTTTTCACTTTGCAGTTTTTCCATCAATATAGCCTTTTTTCCACCCACCGGCGCTCGACTTCACTTTTCAGCCGGTTTATAAAAGTGGGATCAATGTGCCTGGTCTTGCCATTAAGAATATATTTGACACAGTCAACCAGATCGTTATCCACGTCCTTTGGCCTGTCCTTGGAGCCCTTCTCTTCCCTTGCCCGGGGAGAGGCATAGGCTTCCCAGCGCAGGTTCTGTATCTGCCTAATTGTTTGCGGGCAGTCTTCAGTGATAAGGTATCTTGGGGGATCTGAGGTTAAACGCTCAGTCATATCGTCAAAGAAGGGAGCAAAGTCTCTAATTGCCTCCCTGTAGTACAGGCCATTGTCCCGGAAAAGATCCAATATTGACTTCCCCTTCAGCTGTGATTGCTTGACCTTGGCATAGGTAGGATCAATCTCCCTGGCGGAAATTACCTCTTTCTCCGCCGCCTCTATAGCTAATATTTCATTTGACACCTCTGATACGGTCATGGGCCTGCCCTGTTCATGATGCTCAAATACCCTCTCCCTGTAAGTAAAGAGAGTGTTGTCTTGACTAAATGCTCCCCAGTTGGAAAAGTGAGGCTTATGAGGATGCGGGTCCATAGCGTTTACCCTGGTCCACTCTTTGGGAATCTCAATCGGATTGATTATGTGGCGGTCTCCAAACGCAGGAAAAACAAATCCATATTCTCTTGTATATTTCCCAAAGAAAAGGCGCAGGGCATCTTGCTCCCGCCCTTTTTTCTTATACTCTTCTATGTCTCGCCTAATCTTCTCGTGGCTTATATGGGGGTTATCGAAAGAAGAAAAGTTAAAGCTTTTAAGCCTGTCCGTGGGGCGGGCCAGCCCTTGTTCAAACATATCAATAAATTCAATGGTGATGTCATGCTTCTTGGGATCCGGTACGGTGCCGATAAACATAGCGTCTCCGTTCACATCTGCCAGCATGGGATTGATAACATCGTACCAGAGAGAATAGGGGATTCCTGGAAATTCATCCAATACAACAAAGTCTATGCCGGCGCCTAATTTAAAAATTTCATTCCCGATTCCGAAAAGCTCAATTATTGAATCGTTGTAAAGCTCTACCGTATGGCGGTCGTCTCTCTTTTTTTTAATCAACTCGTTTGGCAGCAGCGGAGGATCAAAGCCTTTTCTTCCCTTCGTCCTTCGTCTGGGGTTTAGTAACGTTCTCCACGCGTTTCTATACGCCTGGTCTTTAGTGTGCGTTACATACCAGAGCCTTGACCCCGGCACCTCTATTGCCCTTTTGACGATTACGGACAAAGACAGCAATGTTTTTCCAAACCGCCGCCCAGCCATGATCATAACAACAAACCCTGTGTACTTGCGGCCGGTGGCGTCAAGTATAATTTTTTGGGCAGGATGCGGCTCAAACGATGAGATCATTTCTTAAACCTATATTTGTTGGGGAAATCTCCTCCCTGCGATTGCTTTACGCTTTCCTCTTTTCCCATTAAGGCTCTCAGGGTAGCTATTGTTTTCTGATCAAACTTCCCCAGAAAAAAAGCAGCCGCCTTAAACTTGGCCTCATCATTCCTTCCCCTTAACATTCTTTTCATAACCGTGGTGGCCTCCAGGATCCCCCTAAGGTAGCCTTCGGCCGCCTCCTTTGCCAGCTTTGTAATGTCCACTGCATCCTGCTTCTGTTCCTGTGTCATTAACAAAGGCTTTCTCTGCATTTTATTTCTCTTCCCCTTTCCCAAGCAAAACCTCCCAATAAAACTTTCCGGCCTTCTCTAACATTTTTTTCTCTTTTTCGTTTAGTGTGGACACAAACTTCTTTTTAGCATAAGGATCCAGCCTTGAAAGCGGCGCCATATTCAAAAAGCTTCTCTCCATCCCGGTTTCTGCCGCCTTTGCCAGCTCCTTAAGGGGCCTTCCGGTCATCTTGTGTTCAGTAAAATAATACCCAAGATACTTTTGCATAAAATGTTCAGCCGTCTTCGCGTCACCCCAGCGCAGGGCCCGCTTCATTTCAAAGAGAGCATTTCCTTTCTGGGACTCAACAAACCCTTTCGTTTCCTTTCCTATCTCTTTAAGAAACTTCGACTCCTTGGCAAAAATATCATGATAAGCCATTTCGTTGGGGTCGCTGGAATAAAGAAAAATTTCTGGAAGAGTCTCAAGGTATGGCCTTCCCGGAGTGCTGGTTGCGAGCCTATATTCAGGAGCAAGCCCCATTTGGTTTGCAATGTATTCCTTTGTGTTTCTTATCCTTCTCGGGTTTGTAAAGTCCGGGAAAAGAGCCGACCTGGTTGCAACTTCAGCGGGGAGTTTAATAAGGGGAGTCACCCCCTGAACAATGGTATTTACGGCAGGGGTAAACCGCTTCTTAAGGTCCAGCTCTTCATCAATCACCTCTTTAACGTTTTTGTTTCCAGTTAGAAGCTGAAGAATCGTGTCCGGCGCCGTGTCCAGCCCGAACCATTCCATAAAGTCTCCTATGGCCCCGATCCTGGTAAAGTATCTCGGGGTTCCGTCTTTATTCCGTCCCAGGTTTATGTGTGGCCGGTTTCGTATTTCTTCTGAGAGCTCATTTTCAATATCAGAATATTTAAGATTATTCCACATCTGAATAGCTGTCATTAAAGCAGAGGCCTTGAGCCAAAACCTTCCGACCCTGTAAGCCATGTAGGGGGCCTTTATAAATGCTGTCCCTAACATTTTACGCCCCACGGCAGAGGCCAGGTTTCCATCCTGGGCAGCGTTTTTCATCATACGGAAAAATCGCTTTGTATTGACTTCTTTCCAAGACCAGAATGGGATTGGCCCCGCCCTAAGCATCTGTCCGAATTGACCAATCTCGTTATATGGCCCCAGGAGTTCATTTGAAAGACGGAAAGCTCTGGCATCAATAGAATTCTGTGCCATAATTTCATCTCGATTAGAGGCTCCGAAATTCTTGGGCCGCCCCTCGGGATTTTTCGCCATTTGATCTTTGTAGCTTAAAAAATTCGCATACCGCAAGACGGACTCCCGGAGAGAGTCAGCCATCCTGGTGCCCTGCCAATATTTTAGCCAAACATCTTTAGCTAAACCCCCGGCCGTGGTTTTATTTTCATACAGGCGTCTAAAAGCGTCCGCTTTTTTTATCTCTCCAATCTCTTGAATATTTAGGGCCATCTGAAACCCGCCCCAATCTTGCCACATTTTCATCTCCGGTGACATTTCTTTCCCTTTAGCGAAAACATCAAACAATTCTTTAATTGCCCTGGGAGTAAAACGAAAACCATCGGGATTTCCAACCAGGGCTGCCTCCGTGTCCCCGGTTAGGTTCCTTAGCGTATATTTAGGGAACCGCCTATGGGAATGAAGTACCCACTGCTTCCAGCCTTTTGTCAGCTTTCTTGCAACCTTACCAATTTCGGTAGGCTCCGTACGTTTACCAAAATTATCCAGGGTCTTTGCCAGCTCTTCCGGGATGCAAAACCGCTTCTTTTTCCCCCCAAGGGTAAGGCTTCTCCTAAAATGGCTCCATGCTTCCTCAACCGGAATCTCTTCCTTCATGGCTTTGTCCATAAGGCTCTCGCCTAACTTTTCAGGAACCGACATCGTCCAATAGAAAACATTCCCCTTCTCTGGCTGCCAGGCATCCGTATAGCCTTCGGGGATCAGCTCCCGCCAGCTTTTAAGAGGCGGCTCTCCTTTTTTTGCCCTTTCACGGTTTTCCCTTTTAAACTGTGCCTTAAGCTTCCCGGTTATGTCATAATCTGTTGTTATTTTCTTAATGGTCTTGGCCGTCTGTATGTCATAGATCATCTTGCTCATTACGTCCCACTCGGCCCCGGCATATTCAGAGAGAATTTTCCGAACATCACCTTCCTTTACGTCCTTCCTTCCCTTCAGCCAGCTTCTTCCCTTGTGGGTCTCAAGATCCCCGCCGGCCTTGGCCTTAGCCGCCCGGTTAAGTTCTGCATACTGAAGAACAATGTGGCGAAAATAATCCTCCCTGCCAAACCTGTCCTCAACATTAAACCCTATCTCTTCCATAGATTTAGTATAGTTTTTCCTGAGCGTCTCCCAAACCCGCCTTCTTCTATCAATGGCCTCTCCTATTCTTGGGTTATCCTTAATCACTTCCCCCATCTCACCCAGGTGTCTCTTAACCTGTTCTGGCGTAAATCCTGAGTGAAGACCCTCACCCCGGTTAACGCTTTCCATAAGATCGTCAAGTATTACTTTCCGGCTAAACTGATCATATTCCCAACTGGTCAGGTCGTGAAGGATGGCCTTTAGGTTTCTAAAGGTAAGGTCCCCAGAGGTTCCCACCCAAGATTCGAGGCGCTTTAAAGAATCTTTAGCGTTTACAAACCTTGCCTCGTTAGGAAGGTCAATATATGTGCGGGCTAAGCTATTTTTAAAGCTCTTGGCCGCCCCGACAACTTTTTCAACTATATTTTTCTTAGGTAAAGTTTTCCCTTCTTTATATACCTGCTCCTGTAACGGGTCAAAAACCACTTCCTTTCTTTTAGTTCCAGGTCCCGGAAGGGGTTTGGTGTACTCTACCGACATTCCAGCGGGCAACCCGCCCTCCGGCTGGCCGGCCGACAGCTCTCTTTCTATCTCCTCTAAGGTCTTGGTAAAGGTGTCCGGTCCGGCGTCCGCAGCTTCCTTACCTATGGTCTCCCTTAGCTTGCCCTCTATTCTCTCGAACGTATCAATGCTGCCAATGTCAGCTTTTCCCTCAACGGCAGAGATATAGAGCTCGTCCTCGCGTTCGGGAAACTTCTTTCGAAGCTCTGCTAAAACCTTCCCCTCTTCGCCTTTCCTTACAATCCCAACGGGCTTCTCTCCGACATATATCTGCTTCACATCCGCAAGTTCAACGCCCTCAAGCCCCTCAATCTTGGTCTCACCTTTGCTTAGCTCTGGCGCCATTTGTTCTTTAGCCAGGCCTTCTTGGATTTTTCCCAGATTAGACTTTTCAAATTCTTTAACGACTCTTTCTGCCATAATCTTTTTCCACATGCTCTCAGTAATGTCTTTTGCCTTGATGCCTTTTTTGGAAAAATATGTCATCAAGATCTCATCAAAGACCATCTTTGCCCTGTCTGCTGGGTCCATGTTTTTCCATTCAGAAAACCTTTTAGGGGACTCATACTGGTTAATTATGCTGGAAAGTGCTCGTGAGCCAACTTGCCTTAGTGCTTGAGAAATAACAGGGTGCTTTTCCATGTGAACAAGGGCATTTGCCCCAAAAATAGCACCAAGGGCCGCTCCCGTCCCAAATCGCTTATGCGTATTTTTTAAATCTGCAATATCAGATACCGCCATAGCCGTGCCTAACCCAAGCGTGCTTTCAGCACCGTACCCTGCCCAGGAAAGAACCCTGGGGTTTTTAATGATCCTGGACAAGAGACTTGCGGCCTGCCCTCCGGCAAGCTTCCCCACTTTCATAGGACCAGCCAAGAAGCCGCCGAAATGTGCAATTTCTCCCATAATTTCCCGGGTAGCGCTTTCTGGCCAATCTTGAGTATCCAGCTCTTTAAAGACTTTTTTAAAAAGCCCTCCTGTGGCTGCGTCTGTAAATTTATATGATGTAAAAAAAAGCGTCCTGAGAATCTTTTTCACGTCTTCCTTTTCTTGCTCCCTAAGCTTCTCTTCCATTAACTCCTTCTCGGTCATCTTCCACTCTTCTGGAATCACGGGGGCGCCGGGAGGAAACATGGGCGGAAGTTCGGGTTTTTGCGCCTCTAACATTTCTGGAGTTATTTGCATCTCTGGAGGAACCTCCGATCCCTGCGGGGGGACCGGCTGTTCTTGCGGAGGGGCCTGCTCAGGAGGCGGTGAAAAGTTTGTAGGGACCGTCTGGGGAACAGGGGGAGGGACTGCCTGGGGAACAACTGATGGAATAACCGAAGAAGGGACAATCGTAGGGTTCTCCCGTTCAGCGGCGCGATCAAGAAGCCTCTGCTTTATAATGTCCATTACATTACCACCCGGAAGGGGCGCCTGCTCTCTTGATCTGCCTATCAATCGCTGCTTAATTTCATCTAATATGTTCATTTTATCATGCTAATTAAGGTTTGAAATTCAGCCTCATTTAGCCCATATTGCTTTTTAATCTCTTCTTTACTGCCTATAATCTCATCTTTTAAGGCTTGAATGGAAAAGTCTTTGTCCATCTCTTCAATCTCGCTGCGTATATTATTAATTCCAGTATGGGCCGCCGAGATTTTTTTTCTTGATTCTTCACCGCTTTTTGCGTTAGCCACATCAACCTTTGGCTTGTTAACCGGATTGCTTGGCTGGCCCTCTGGCCCAGTCGCGACCTTTTTTATAAAGTCAACGCCTTTTTCAAAAAACGTCTTGCCTTTCTTGCTTTTTCCTAAAATCTCATCTACATCTATCAGCTCTTCCTGATAAATCTCATCTTTGCTCTTCCCGGCCTTAATTCCATCGTTCATAAGGTTCCTGTTGTATTCTTTAATTTGTTTATTCATAACAGCCGCAACTAACCTGGCCCGCCGCTCGGGAGTAAGGGATTTGTTTTCAATAATAGGCTCTATCTCTCCCGGGCTGCCTCCGTACATTATCATATTAGCCACAAAAGGGCTGATGGAATCAACGGTTTTAGCTGAAAGATAACCAGCCAGCGTTTTAACGGCCCCCGTTTTAAACTCAAGGACGTCCTCGCGGTTAGCATTGTACGTAGCTTCGTACCCCTTGGCTTCGGTTTGCTGTTTTTCCATTTTAGCAAAGTAGTCTTTTTCTATTTCGCCCTGGGTTCTTACGTTCACCCCTCCTATGTTTATATCATCTAAGGGCATGTTTCGCCTTTTCGCTTCTTCCTGGATCCTATAGATTTCCTCTACCTTTTCCTCTGGGGTCAGGTCTTTTTTCTCCGGTTTCTCTGGTTTATGTTTTTGTTTAATTCGCTCTTCCATATTCAGCCTTCTTCTGGCCTCTTGGATCTCCGCTTCTTTCCTGGCCGCCGCCTCCTGGGAAAGCTGTGCCTGATAATCGTCTATTCCGTAAGGCTTCGGCGGTCCCATATCTCCGGGCCCCAAGAGGTTTGCTTGCCTCCGGCCCTCTTCAAGCAGCCTTGCAATGGGCTCTTCTCCTGTAAGCCCTTGAGACTTTAAGAAATCCTGCCCTGTTGAAGTTGCGAGCATCCTGGGATCAACAGACCCCGACATGACTCCTTCCAAAATCTGCGCCATAGCATTTTTCCTTCCTTCCTCTTGCTTTTTCCGGTTTTCCATCCCGGTCATAACCCCTTGCGACAGGCCACTCAAAAGATAATGCAAAGGCGAAGGTGGCGCATCTAATACGATTGGTCTATTCATGTCTTTCCTCCTGTTAGATTCCTCCTAATAATAGTTTAGCCCCAACTCCTCCTAACGTGCCAAACAGGCTATTCCACGGGCTTTCCTGTGGCTGTTGAACCACCGGAGTGTTGGGCTGAAAACCAAGAAGGTTCATGGCATACTGAAAAGGAAGCATGCTCTCCTGTCTTCCCCGCAACCAGTCTTGATATGCCCGCTCCTGCGCTCCTTGATAGTCAGCCAGGTTAGCGGCTTCCTTCTGGGTTAATGTGCCTCCGCTTTTAAGCAAGCTGTCCATAATTGAATTTGTAATGTTCATTTGAAGCGGGGCGATCCCGGTTAAGTTCTCCGCTGCCCCCAGCCTCGTCCCAAGGTCGGCCTGGGCTCCGGCAAGCTGGGATCCTGAAAGCCCCTGGCCGGCTGAAAGCACATTGGACGAAAGCCCCTGTCCGGCCGCAAGCCGGTTAGCTTGGTCAGCCTGATAACCAGAAAGGTTAAGGTTGGCGAGGGTTTGATTTAAACCAGTTAGGGTCTTATCGGCTAAGTTAGACTGATAGGTAGAATGCTTCCCTCCAAAATATCCTCCCCTTTGTGCAAAGGTCTGAGCTGCCCGCTTCTGCTCTTCCTCAAGCTCCTTGATGGCACCCTCTCTGGTTGCGTTATAAACATCGGATTGGAAAGCCTGACCCTGGGGGGCATACTTGCCGGCAAGAACGTCGCCATAATACCGCCCAGCCGGATCACCTCCGGCCAACATCTGCTGCCAGGCTTGCCCAGAAGCATCCTTTCCCTTAGCCAGATCCGTAAGCGCTTCGTTTGACGGTTTGTTGCCCAGCATTACATTTTGAAAAAAGTTTGCAGGGCTTTGGAGGGTTTTTAGCGGTCCCTGATCTTGATAAAGCTGTCCAGATAAGTCCATGGCAGCCTGTTCGTAGGGATTGAGACTGAGGCCTCCGGTATATCCAAATCGTCGCAGCATAGCCGTTGAATCATAAGAGGGTTCAGTATAGTTTCCCACGCCCTTTCCCTGGTCGGCGCCAGCCGTAGCCCCTCCGCCGCCAAAATAACTCATCAGTAAGTCGTAAACCGGATTAGAAGCCTGAGCTGTGCTTTGGGTTGTTTGCTTATTCTGATTTGCCAGCTTTTCTGCGGCAGATACAACCGGCCTGTCTGGAAAATATTGCTGCCAGTTTCCAGCGTCGCTTAACTGCGGCGAAAATTTAGCTAATAATTGCTCCTGGGTCACGGGGGCGCTTGCTCCACCGTAAAACTTTTCTACCGCTTTATAATCCTGGAAACCAACATCCGGGTTATAAGTAATGTGCCCTCCCCAGGAGGGGTCTCTGTACCACTGCTGTTGAACGTTAGCCGGGTTGACGTTACTGCCAAGGTGGTTCCAATCAGACCAAAGGGAGGTTGATGGATTAAACCAATCTTGACGTGCCATTAGTACCTCCGATTGGGAAAATTCCCAGTTAAGTTTTGCGTTAACAGGTTGCTCATAGGGTTCACCAGTGCTTGAGCCGCCGGGTTAAAACCCACCCCTAATGGCTGAAGATTTCCTCCGCCTAATCCGAAAGACGGAAGAGCCACGTTAGCGTTAAACAATCCTGGCCATATGTTGCCTTCGGATCCGGCCGCCTGGGGCGCCGCTGCGCCGCCGTCAAGCAAGCTGCTTATGGGCCCTCCGCCAGACTCGAGAACACCGGCCGTTGACTCTGTTTTGTTTTCAGGGGGTTTCCTTTCCCCAATCCACTTTTTCCGGCATTCTGAAATACAATTCTGACGAGTTGCCCCGACTGGGAAATCTTCCCGGCACTGCGCAATGCAGGTTGTTAAATTTTCTCCACCTTCCGGCATAGGGTCTAATTTATAAGTGGGGGGTTGCTCCTCATATTCAAACTTATCAGGGGTGTAAGACTCTATTTTCGCTCCGGGATAGGGAACCCCAAATCTAAAATTGTCCATCATGTTAAGGTATCCACCCAGCATGCCGTCAAGCGCTGCCCGCTGTAAGTCAGACATCGAGCTTGAGGCATGAACCTTTAATTGATCACTTGTTCCTCCCATATTTTCCCTCCTAAATAAAATTATTCATCACACTCACAGGGCTCGAGGATCCTATAAAAATATATAACCTCTCTTGGCTCTCCGTTAATGACCAAGGCATCCGCCCTTGAGCCTAATTTTTTAAACTTATTTTTGGTTAATAAATGAATAGATGATTCATTATCTTTTAAGACCTGTGTTTCAATCGAAGACAGGGGATAGGTATCTAAGAGTTGCTTTTTTACATCATCTAAAACCTTTTGTAATATCTTTTTTCCCCTATACTGAGCATCGAAAATGACGGCATACATATTAGCGTTTCGGTAAGGGACTATCCCCGTAAAGAAAACAGTGCCCAGCGGGTAAGTCAGCCCGTCACGGAATATTCCAAATACCAGAGTTCTCGGATGACCAAGAAGAGAATAGGTCTCCGCAAACCCCATAAAGTCATCAAAAAGAAGGGGCTTAACCTCGGGGGCAAGAAGTCGCTGCGTGATGTGCATTATAAGCCTGTCATTCGCAGGTATTTTTTTTACAGTGTACATTACTTTGCCTCCTCCCTCTTCCCCACCACAAGATGATATTCATGAACATTTTGATATTCTCCCCCAGAAAAAACGCTATCTTCCCGCCGGCAGAGATATTTAAACCCAAGCTTCTCTAAGAAACCATTCAGGGCATCGTTTTGCTTGTCCCCAATAACCCTGGCTGAAACATACCTGAGCCTGTTGTCAGTGATAACTTCGATTAAAATATTATCAATGAATTGAGAGAAAAGCCCTTGTTTCCGTTTTTCGGGGTCAAAAATCACGGCTTTAATGTCACATCCACGATAAGGCATTACTCCAACAAAGACGACCATTCCGATAGGTTCTGGAAGACCACGCTCGAATATTCCATAAATAATAGTTGATGGGCTGTAAAGCATGGCGGATATATGCTCCCATCCAAGGGCATCGTCAAAAAGTGCCTTCCTGGTATCAGGTACTAATAAATTGTTTGTAAGAAAATTAATGTAATCAGGCGTTTTTTCCAACCTTTTAATTCCAGCCATTTCATCCTCCAAATTTTAAATTCCCGAAAACTAAGCCAATGATGGCAGCCAAAATAAGGGCAGCCGAAGCCCCAATCGCTCCCCAGATTCCAGACTTTACCTTTAATATTGCAATTTCAGACAAAACCTTTGACATGATCAAATGTATGGCTTTAAAGCTTACGTTTGTTTTTTCGTCAGATTCTTTCAAACAAGTATCCAACTGATCCAATCTAAAAAGAATAAGCTTCTTAAATTTCAACCAGTCACCGTTTCCAAAATTACCGGCACAGTCATCTTGATTTTTATCCACCGTTCTCTCCTTTCTCAATTAAGCCAGATTAAGCCCAAAACAGCCCCGGCAAATAAAACCTTCCCAATCCGGTTCTCTGTTTTTATCCGGTTAATTTCTTTATCAGCGACAACAATTCTTTTCTCGCATAGGTCAAGCAAGGCCTCTGAATTACGAAGCTGCCGCTTAAAGCTCTCCGTGATCTGTACTTGTTCTTCATAGGAAAGCTGCCAGCGTTTACTTTCGGCCTTCCAGGTCTCTACCTCTTGTCTGGCCAGAGTAAATTTGTCCTTCCAGGCACCGACCTGTTGTTTTAAATTCTCGATCTTCTCATCCCTGTCGTCTATAGAAAGCAGGGAAAAGTTATACTCTAACTCCTCAATCTTCACGTCTTTAGCAAGGTTTTCCGCGGCGATAGTATCTCTTTCTTCCCTGATGGCGATTATCTCTTTCTGGTAATCCAGGATTCTTGCCACTCCCTCCTGAATTTCCGCTTTGAGTTTTTCTTTTTCTTCTCTGCTCTTCTCCTTATATGCCTCATACTGTCCTTTAAGCTCTGAGGTGTATTCATTTTGTTTGTTGTTTGCACAGCTCCGTACCTCCAAAAAAATAAACAATAAGAATATAATTCCTATAATAACAATAGGGATTTTTAAAATATTTAAAATTTTCTCTACCATTCTGCGCCCTCCTTTAATTTCTCATCCCACCTGGGGCAAACAATAAAAGCATAATCTATATGGATATGGTTTGTTTTTCCCAGGTAGCTCTTCCAGCCTATTCGCGGCATGGGCATATCGTTCTCTTTAACTACTCGCCTAAGTACATCAAGAGCCCTCAAGGCTTCCTCTTTGGAAGCAAACTTACAATCTAAGGCACCAAACAGATGAGCAGAGTAAGGGGTTGTGCTTATCCCCTTCATGTAAAGATATAATTGGTGATGAGAACACCTCCATCCGCTTGTAATGTTTATCGCCTTCCCCCACGCCTCTCGCCATAAAACAAAAAGCTTAAATAGCAGTAAATAGTAGGGGGTTATCTCCCCGTTCTCATCATAAAGATCAGGGGGGAATTTCCCACAACATGAGCAACGAAATTCATAATCATGGATGTAATCAAAAATCAGCATTGCGCCTCCGCCCGTCCGGGGAATCCTCTGTTCTTTCCCAATCTATATTCATACCTTTATCACCTTTACCCGAAGTATGCCAGAGTCCAAGTCAACCGCACCTCCGGTATTATTTGCAAGCACACAAGTTACAGTATCGGCGGCTGTTACCGTGGCTGTTAAGCTCAAATCAAGCACATCCTTATTAAAGGATGCCATAGCAAAATCACCTAATTCCGCACCAGCAACCGTTACGTCTTTAGCTTCCATGCCACCGTCTGCGATTGACGCAGGATCCCAAGTTACAGTAGCTATTAACCTCCCTGTTTCAATACAGTATCCGCCAGAAAAACTATAATTGGACGTTGCGTTGCCAGCCAAGTAGCCAGAAACCTTCACATTGTCTGTATTGGCATTTGTGTTAATGCCATATCTTTGCGAAGGCGTACCTTGATCGTCAAACAACTCAACATTTTCACAATAAACCCTATTTATAACCTTCCCAGCATCATCTGAGGATATTACAATCCCATCCTTTGAATTTGCCGATGCCTGGCTATTGTTGTAACAGCGACACCCTGAAAAATCTAAATCATAACTTGCTTCATCCTGAGAGGTCATAACACAGCTAATTCCTACCGTGCCATTTTCATAGACATCGGCACATAACCTAATCCTGTGAACATTTCTCGGTATATATACTCCAGTATTGGTGTTAGAGTGGATTCTTCCAGAAAGGATTTTTACATCCGAAACAGTGTATATTCTTAAACCATTATTATTAGAATAAGAGATAAGCTCTTTAATTGTAATTCCACCTTGGGAAGAAGATTGTCCTGCTATATTTAATCCATATCCATCATTGTCAGTAACTATTAATTTATTAATTACTATACTTATCTTATCGCTTGAGTTATTAGGTTCAATATCTACACCACATTCAGGTGAAGCACCATCTGTTGATTTTGATATTAGAGTATCAACATATAATCCATCAGCCTTTGTAATTGAAACCCCATTCCTTGTTCCCGAATCAGAATAGAGATAACCTATGTGTATGTTAGACGGATTACCCGTACCTCCGCCTATGTAAACATTGTCTCGCTGACAATTTTTTATATAAATAGCATTAATAAATATGTCAGACGAAGACCCTTCAATTCTTAACCCCATAGCCCCTATAGTGGCTGTTTGGTTACTTTTATTTCCATCAATTCGCATGGAACCAAGGATCCTGCAACCTGACACTTCAGAAAATTCAAGTATCTTTTTATTTTCACCAGCTTCGTCCTCAAGTTTTAACGTGGCATCATCAGAAAAAATAACAACATTACTAACCATCGAGAGTGCATTAGTGACAAAAGTGTTGTGTGTCAGGTGCACTAACCCATAGGAGGCGGCGTTAATACAGGCTTGTAATGCCGCTGTGTCAGTTGTGCTTCCGTCCGCCTTAGCCCCCCACCACTGAGGATAAAGTCGCTTGGCAGAGTTTGTACCAAAGGAAACGGTTCCGCTGCCCTTAAATATCTGATACAGGCCAGCCTCTACCTTTCCATTTACGGTAACGGTTTTTCCAGTTGCTATATTAAGAGACCCTCCGTGGGTAAACTTTAATGTAATATTCGCCGGAACGGTTATATCGTCAGAGACAATACATTCACATGGAATAAGTAAGCCCTGCTCGTTTGACCCTATTACATTAATGGCTTTTTTAATTGACTCTGTGCCGTCTCTTTCTCCGCCACACTTCACCCCAAAGTCCCTAACGTCAAAATAAATTTGTGGCAGTTCGGAAAGCTTTTTTAGGTCAACATACAATTTATCAAAATTGCGATTAAGGGTCCCGTCATCGGTTTTCTCTGGGAAAAACCCCGGCTTAAATTTCATTTCGCCCCCATGTAATAGCCCTTAAAGATGACTCCATGAAAATCCCAGCCGTATTGGTTATTTGAGTCTTTTATCTTAAAAGTAAATTCTTTCCCGGTAAGGTCAACACCCCCGGATATAAGCTCATGGACGGCATATCTTCTCACTCCGGCGTTTCCCGTACCGGATATGGTATAAGAATAAGTATAATTCTCATTAAGCTCATTAGCCGCCTCGATTATAAAATCAATATTTTGATCAGTTTTTTTCTCAACCAGCATGTCTATCTGAAGAATCCTCTTAACCTTGTTTTGGTTCCTGAAAAAGGTAGGGGCCAGGGTAAAGCTTGATTCATAAGGATTATTAATAAAGCTGTACTCATTAATGGTTTGCTCATAGACCCGCCCGTCTCGGGCTCCGATGATTGGGACAACGCTTAATCCATATTTTTTCCTTTCATCAGGATCAAGGGCACTTAGGTCTTTTTCAAAAACCCCATAACAGGTTTGATCACCAAGGTTAAAGGTGTTTTTTGAAATCAGCTCACCGGACGCCAGGTCAAAAATAATCTCAGTGTCATTGTATTGACTTCCTGATTTAGGATATACAAGATAAATATGTTGAAGATGGGGATAATACTGGGCTATTGCCCTATAATAATAAACCGGGTCAATGTCACCCAAGATCAGCTTATCGAACCTCCCCTTAGAAACGCTCTGGGCCACTCCCCCCGCAGGGAGCTTCATAAACCCCTGCTTTGAAAGATAATAATGGACCCGGCTGTCGCCACACAAGGTCTTGGGAGCATAAAGCCCATGCCCGCTTTCTGCTATTTCATATCCATATCCCATAGTGGCGTCAATCCAATAAACCCTGTAAATTTTTTCATCCATATAGACAAAAATCGAATCCCCTAAGATTTTGGCCCCCTCTATTACTCCCTCCTCATCAAGATCCAGCTTGTCTTTCTCGTCAAAAGTATTAAGCACGCCTGGGTTAGATGGCCACATGCGCTGAAAGTATTCGGTGCCGGCTTCGATTGTTCTAAATAAGATCAAAAAAGTTTTATATTCTAAAATAAACCGCGCCTGAGGAGAGGCAAAATATTTATCAAAAGCAGCCCCGTCCCAATAATAAACATATCCCTCATCAGACAGGGTAAATAAAAACTTATCATCTGCATTGGCACAGGTAAAAACGCTATCCTTACCTCCAGCCGGAGTCCCTATGCTTGTCCAGACCGTATCGTTCTGTAAATAATATGCCCGCTTCGGTGTAATGCACATTAGATATTTGTTTCCGGTGCTGTATTTCCGGTAAATATCCAGACTTAAAACATTTTCAAACCCGGCCTCTCCCTGCTGTGTGGAAATATCATTAAGATAGTCTAACCCCCGAATCTTTTCTATAACCCCGTCCTTGATCAGCACATTGCTGCAATTAGTTAAAAGGTGAGACGAATCAATGGGCGGCAAAAGCTCCTTAATGAGGTCGGGGTTTACTCCCTGAAAGCCAAGATATGAACCAAGAACTTGGTATTCCATTTATTTATCATCCCTTTTTCTTATCCGGTCAAGTATGTCGGTTGCTGTAATGTACCCTCCAGTAAAAAGACCAATAAGGAAGGCCCATTTCCCATAAATATCTAAGATCTTATAGTCGGCGCCCTTAAAAACAGCCCAAACAAAGGCTGCGGAGAAAAAGAGAAAGACTACCGTCCCTATTGTTAACCTTCTCCAGCTTACCTTTTTCTCTCTCATAATCAGCTCCTCCGGGATAGCCTGACCTTAAAAATCCCTCTTAAGCACAGCGGAAACACTAAAAGTGTAATCTTTTGCTGTCCCAGAAAGAGTTGCCACCGCTCTTATTTTGCCCCCAAGGTCAGTTAAAAGAATTGACTCTTGAACCCCCAGGCTTCCCGTAACGTCTCCAACCTGGGCAAAAGAGGCAATGACAACCCAATTTTCACTTACGGGATCCTGAGACTCAATATCAACATCTAATTTCTCATCGGTATAGGACCCCTGGGCAGATACGTTCAGGTAAAGCCTGGCCTTATTGAACATGGTAACGTCAACAGCTTCACCCGGAGGGGGGCTGGCATCGGTCCTTTTAGCTGACGGCAGCAAGGTCTTATTTTCAAAATGATATGACATTTAATCCTCCTTTAGGACCACGACCTTCCGTTTATCCCAATCGGTACCAACCGAAGCGCCGGGAGGAAGAAGAACGGCATGGTTCCCTTTTGAAAGGTAGTGACCCCGAATCTCCGGATTTAACTCCTTGATAGCCTTGAAATGGGTTTTTCCTGCCCGGGCGATAATTCGAAGCGGGATCTCATCCACACAGTCCACCTGAATAGTATCAAATGTTAGCGGGGGATAATAATCATTGGTTGTGAGGTTAAAGCCGTACTTCTCCGGATTCGAGAAGATCAGCTTCACTGAAAGGATACGGAATAGATATCGTTGCGTTTCAAGGGGAAGATAGAGCTGATAATAATTAGCAGTATCCTGTTCTAGTATTTCAGCCATGAGCCCTTCTTCCCCCATATTATATGCGGCAGCAGCGAGTGTCCATGATTGAAATATTTGATAGAGTTCTTTCAAAT